ATCCCGGCCCGGCCATGCTCGTCTACCCCGACCGGGAAACGGCCAAGCACAACATCACCAAGCGGATCCGCAAGGGGCTGATCGAACCAAGCGCCAGATTATCTTCGTTCCTGACCGGCATCGAGGACGATTTCTCGTCGTCGCGCATCAACCTCCAGCACATGGCCATCTACACGGCCTGGGCGAAATCGCCGTCCTCGCTGGCGAACAAGCCGGTCAAGATCATCATCTTCGACGAGGTGGATAAGTACCCGGTGGTGGCGTCGAAAAAGGAAGCCGACCCCATCTCGTTAGGCGAGAAGCGGACACGGACCTACAAGTGGTCGCGCAAGATATTCAAAATTTCCTCGCCGACCATCCCCCAGGGCGAGATCTGGCAGGCGATCCAGAGCGCGCAAGTCGTCTTCCATTACCTGGTCAGGTGTCCCCATTGCGGGGCGTACCAGCGGATGCGCTTCAGCCAGTTCAAGATGCCGGGGGACGTGCGCGATCCGGAGAAGATCGAGGCCGAGCTGCTCGGCTGGTATGAGTGCGAGAACATGGGATGCAAGTGGGATGACCATGACCGCGATCGTGCCGTGGCGATGGGTGAGTATCGTGACCTGGTCACAGGCAAGGAGATGTTCGCCTACCTGCGCGAGTATCGGCCGCGGCGCATCGGGTTCCAGACCCCGGCGTGGCTGTCCCGTTTTGTGTCCTTGTCCGAGGTCCTGGCGGCATTCCTGCGGGGCACCAAAAAATACGGCGGCGCGGACTGGAAGCAGAAGGCCAAGGACTTCAAGAACGGCTACGAGGCCGAGCCGTGGGAAGACGTCCTGGTCCAGCGTGACGAGGACAAAGTGTGGGCCATGTGCGACGACCGTCCGCGCATGGTTGTGCCCGGTTCGGTTGACGGGGTGCCGCGCGTGGCCGGGCTGGTGGCTGGGGTGGACACCCAGGACAAGAGCCTGCCCTACGCCATCGTGGCCTTCGGGTTCGGCGCTGCCGAGGAGTCGTGGAGGGTGCGCGTCGGTCTCGGCCTGACCATCGAGAACATGGAGGAGATCCTTTGGGGGCAGACGTATCTGGATAGCGACGGCAATGAATACCGGATTGAGCTGACCTTTTGGGACGCCATGGGGCACAGGACCAAGGAAATTTATCAGCTGGCGGCCAAGCATCGCGGGAAGATGCTCCCCATCCGAGGAAGGGATACGCTCAACGCGCCGCTGACGTTTTCCAACATCGAGTATTTCCCCAACACCAAGGTGAAGATCCCGGGCGGCATCACGCTGGTCAATATCGACAACAAGTTCTTCAAGGATGACCTGTCCACGGCCATGTCGGTGGAGCCGGGTGATCCGTGCGGTTTCCATCTCTACAACAAGGAGGAGATGCCGCACGACTATGCCGCGCAGATGTGCGCCGAGTATTTCGACGACGAGCGCCAGGTGTGGGTACAGCCATCGGGCAAGAAGGTGGACTACTGGGACTGCGAGAACTACGCGCGCGCGGCCTGGTATCACCTGGGCGGGGTCAACCGGAAGCCTCCCAAGGCGAAGCGGAAGAAACTGGCAGTAGTGAAGGAACGCCCTGTAACACAATCGGATATCCTGGGCGGATGGCGTCCTGGGTGGTTCGGCAAATAGGGAGACAGCATGGAAGAAAAGAAAGATATGGGCCCGGCTTTGAATTGGCAACAGGCGATCCGGCTTCTGGGTTGTTCGAAATCAATGTTCTACCGACTGGTGGATGAGGGAGCTTTCCCCAACGCGTTCATGCTGGGGACCCGTGGCATCAGGGTGCCGCAGGCTGACGTGGACGACTACCGCGCGCGGATGCGGGTGGCTTGAGGTTGTTCTTGCCCTGGTCTTGGGATACAGACGCATTGATAGTCGACACAACAACCTATGGAGTTCCTTATGCTGTTATTCCCGCCGCCTGTTGAGATAGCCGATGGCGCCGGTTTCGAGGGGACCGACCTCTTCAACCGCAAACCGTTCGGCGAGAGTCTCGCGCGTCTGGTTTCGAACGCTGACGATGCCCTCGTAGTTGGGCTGGAAGCCCCGTGGGGCGAGGGCAAGACAACGTTCATTAAGCAGTGGCGTGGGCTGTTGGAGAGTGCGGAGTACGGAATTGATTCCATCTTTTTCGATGCCTTTGCCAACGACTATCAGGGAGACCCGATGGCCGCGTTGACGGATGAACTCTATGCCTTCATAGACGACAAGTCCGAACAAGCCGAAAAGGACGACTACTGGGTCTCTCAAAAGCAAGGATTTAAGGATGCCGTCGGCAAATTGGTGGCCGGAGGGGCCAAGACCGTGGGAAAAATCTTTGGGGCCGCCTGCGGAGCGGCCGGAGCCGCCGCAGGCGGCGGTCCGGAAGTCGATGCGGCGACTGCAGGCGGAGCGGCGGCTGGCGAGGCGGCTGGCGAGGCGGCGGAGAAGTATTTCCGGGACCGGTTCGAGCGCAAGGCCGGGCGCGAGGGATTCCAGGACACCCTGAAAGAGATCGGTTCCGGCCTGAAGGAAGCCACGGGGAAGCCGCTGGTCTTCATCATCGACGAGCTCGATCGCTGTCGTCCTGACTTCGCCCTGGATCTGCTGGAGAGCGTGAAGCACGTTTTTTCCGTGCCGGGTATCGTCTTCGTGCTTGTCTACAACGCCGATCAGATACAGGAGCATATCAAGTGTCGTTACGGCAGGGATGTTCGCGCCGACATCTACCTGAACAAGTTCATCAGTGTGGTGGCTGCCCTGCCGAAAAGCGTGAATATCAGGCAACCGCACAACGACGATAACTGCAAGTACATCCAACAGATAACTAAAGCGATGGGAATGGAGTTCAACGCAGTCGAGACTCTGGGCCAGTACGCCCGACGGAAGGAACTATCGTTGCGGGAAATGGAAAAAGTAATGACCCTGATAGCCGTTTCCAAGGCCGCAATGCCTGATGCCTACAGCGATTGGGGAGACCTGCATCTTGGTGTTTGTCTCTGTCGGCTTTACAATCCGAGCCTTTTCCGGAAACTGAATAACAGGGAACACTGTTGGGCGGAGTTTGAGAAGTATTTCGATTTTCAGAATTTGAGCCAAGAAGAACAGGAGAGCAATCAAGTGCGGCTCTTCGTGAACATGTGGTCTGCGTTTCTGAACCCCAATCCAGAGGGAGAGGCCTTGGAGATGAAGGAGAAATGGATTCGAGATAATCGCCCCGTTCACATATGCTGTAGGTCTTTGACGACATTCTATCGTCCGCAAGGTTGATTCAACACCAACCTGTGTTTATTCTAGAAAACACACATTTCCGTCCACACTGTCCATACTGTCCATAGCGTCCACGACATTGATCCGGCCCTCGGATTAATGTCGTGGCATGTCTATATGGAACAGCAGAGAGGAGATCGTCGAGCAGATCGAGGCCAACAAGGCGGCGCTCAAACTGGCTCTTTCTCCCAACAACACCGTTGACGGCGACAGCGTCGAATACAAGGACCCGGAAAAAATCCGGGCGAACCTTCAGTATTTGAAGCGTGAGCTGGACACCTGGGACGGCAAGTCCGGCCCGGTGGCGGTTCAGGGGAGGGTCGTGCGATGACCCGTTTCCCGTCTGCCCGTTCCCAGGCCGCCGCCCGCAGTCGTGCCGTCAAGGCGCGCGGCCTTGGCCGGGTCCGCTCCACGGCCGGGACGTTCCGCGGCACGATGTCCAACTGGCATTCGCCGCGCACCACCCAGGATGGCGAGGCCCGCGAGCGTGAAGTCATCGCCCGCCGCGCCGAAGATCTCGTCGACAACAATCCGAACGCCGCGTCCGTCATCGATTCCATGACGGTCAACGTGGTCGGGCCTGGCCTCAAGCCGCAGTCGCGGGTTGACCGCAAGGCCCTTGGATTGACCGAGGATCAGGCAAACGAGCTTCAGGAGAGCATGGAGCGCGCCTGGAAGATCTGGAACCTTGAGGCCCACTCCAGAGGGCTGGCCACCTTCAATGATCTGCAATTTCTCGCCCTGCACTCGGTACTGACCAAGGGCGAATATCTCTTTTTGCCCCGGATGCTCGACGACAACCTGTATCCGGAGCGCACGTTCTCATACGCCCTGCAGGACATCCACCCGTCGCGGATGTCCACCCCGTTCGACTTCTTCGACAGGGAACACATCATCGACGGCGTGGAGGTCAACGAAGACGGCCGCCCGATCGCCTACTGGGTGAGCAACCCCAGTCGGTTCGACGGCGGCGAGCTGCGTTCCAGCGCCAGCTACTCTCGGATTCCGGCCAGGAAAGGGCACCGCCCCGGCATGCTGCACGGTTTCCGTCTGACCCGCGAGGAGCAGTACCGGGGCCGCAGCGTCCTGTCCCCGGCCATGAAGCTCTACCGGCACCTGGACGACTCGGTCGACTACAGTCTCATCGGCCAGATCATGGCCGCGTCCATCCCGGTGTTCATCGCCTCGCAGGATCCCAATGCCGCCGCGGCTGCAGGGTCCTACGCGACGCCCGAGCCCTACGACGACGACGGCAACCCCAACCCGACCTACCACAAGAACTACGCTCCGGGCACCATCCTGTACGGTTCGCCGAACGAAAAGCCGTACATCCTGGAATCGAACCACCCGGGCAACAATTTCGAAGCATTCGCCCGGCTGATCATGCGCGCCATGGCGGCGGCCACGGGCATGCCCTACGAGGTCCTGGCCAAGGACTTTTCGCAGACGAACTACTCCAGCGCCCGGGCAGCCCTGCTCGAAGCGTGGCGGGTCTACATGATCTACCGCTCCTGGGCCGGTGCCCACTTCTGCCAGGTCAACTGGGCCATGGTCCAGGAAGAGGCGTTCCTGCGCGGCCTGTGGACCATCCCGGCCGGAGCTCCCGATTTTTACGACGCCCAGCACGCCTACCTCGGCACTCGCTGGATCGGACCCGCCCGAGGCTACATCGATCCCGTCAAGGAGATCGTGGCCTCCATCAAGGGCATGGAAGCCAACATCCTGACCCACGCCGACGTGGTGGCCGAGCAGGGCGGCGACGGCCAGGAAGTGGCCGAGATCCGCGCGGCCGAGCGCAGGCGGGACCTGGAACTCGGACTCGCTGAGGAGGAGGAAGCGGCATGAACGACTGGATATCCCTCCTGAACAAGCCATGGTTCATCTCGGACGCCGGGATGGAAACCCTGGTCCGCTTTGTGAACGGTGCCAAGCATGGCCCGGACGGCGGTTCCCAGCTGTTCGGCATGGAGTGGGACGCTCCGCAGGCGACCGCTCCGCGCCACGACCACGGCAACATCGCCGTGATCGACGTGTTCGGTCCCCTGGTCAAGCGGCCCGTTTCCGCCCCGCGCGGGTTCGAGGTCGCTTCCTACGAGGCGGTCCGAGCCACCTTGGAGGAAGCCCTCGACGATTCCTCGGTGGACGCCGTGATCCTGGACATCGATTCCCCCGGCGGAACGGTGGACGGGTGCCGCGAGCTGGCCGAGTTCATCTACTCTGTCCGTGGCGTCAAGCCCGTCACTGCCCTGGCCAACGGCGGCATGACCAGTGCGGCCCAGTACATCGGATCGGCAGCCGACCGAGTGTTCGCCGCCAGTCCCATGACCCTGGTGGGTTCCATCGGCGTCATCCAGCTGCATCTGGATTTTTCCAAGCTTAACGAGCAGTGGGGCATCAACCCGACCTGGCTCCACGCCGGAAGCCGCAAGGCGGCAGGAAATCCCGACGAGCCCCTTTCCAAGGACGACAGGGCCTACTTCCAGGAGCGCCTGGACCAGGCCTACGACACTTTCACCTCCGACGTGGCCCGATATCTCGGGCTGGACCTGGGAGAGGTCGCCGCATGGGCGGATGGCCAGTTCTTCCGTGCGCCCGTCGGTCAGGAGCTGGGGCTGGTGCATGGCATCAAGACCCGGCAGGAACTCATAGCATCCCTAAAGGAGGACGCCATGACCAAAACGGCAGCACAGCTCCGCAATGACCATCCCGAGGCTGTGCAGGAAATCGTGAGCTCGACCGAACAGGCCGCGCTCGCAAAAGCGGACAAGGACAAGGCCATCGCAGTGACCGAGGCCGCCACCAAGGCCATGGACGACGCCCTGGCCATGGTCGGCGTGGTCCTTGGCGAGGAAGCCAAGGCCAAGCTGGAACCCGTGCTCAAGGCGGATTCCGGGATTGCCCAGGCCACGGCCATCGCCAAGGCGATGACCCCCGTCAAGGACATCCAGGACAACGGCGGCAAGGACGCCGATGCCGCCGCGAACGCCGGAGACAAGGCTTCGCGCCAGGCCATTCTGGACGGCCTCAAGGGCGCCGATCAGAAGAACGTTGCCCCGGGCGGTCAGCCCGCACCCACGAAAGAAGAGCAGCGCGCGGCCGCCATCGAGCGGATGAGCAAGCTCTAGGAGGAATGAATCATGACTCAGAATTACAGCGCCAGTGAAACTCTGTCGCAGAACAATTTCATGGGCGGCCATCCGCCGCTGACCAAGCCCGTCACCCTGGCTTCCAGCGGAACCGAGCGCGAGCTTGTGGCCGGCACCGTCCTGGGCAAGGCGACCGCCTCCGGCAAGCACGACCAGTGCATCGTGGCCAATGCGGACGGCACCGAAACCGCCGACCTCATCCTGGCCGAGACCGTCACGGTTCCGGCCGCCGGCGACGAGCAGTCCGTGGCCTACCGGCACGGCGAGTTCCGCGAGAGCGGCCTGACCTACGACCCGGCCGCCACCGCCGCCGAGATCGTGGCCATCAACGATACCCTGGAAGCCAAGGGCATCTACGTCAAGTAAGGAGAATTCACCATGATCCAGTTTGAACGCCAGACCCTGACCGGGGTCATCAACAAACGCCCGCACAAGCCGGGCCTGTTCAAGGAGCTGTTCTTCAAGAAGGACCGCGAAACCCTCGACACCACCACCGCCGAAATCCACACCGTGATCGGCGGCAAAAAGCTGATCCCCTTCGTCACCGACATCGAGGGCGGCACCCTGGTGGACGGGACCACCCGCGAGGCGCAGACCGTCAAGACGCCGCGCCTGCGTCCCAAACAGGTGTTCAGCGCCGCCAAGCTGCTGGAAACCGTCAAGCCTGGCGAACCCTGCCAGGTCAAGGCTGGCGTGACCGACGACCGTGTCGAGGCCGCCATCGCGCGCGACTTGCAGGAAGTCAAAGACCGCTGCGAGATCACCACCGAGTACATGGCTGCCAGCGCCCTGTGCGGGGGCAAGATCCAGGCGAGCCAGGACAACATCGCCTTCGAGATCGATTTCCGCATGCCGGCAACCCACATCATCGTGCTCGGCGGCGGGGCCCAGTGGGGCGACGCCGGCGTCTCCATCCTGGAAGGGATGCAGACCTGGGCCGACCTGGTCCTCGATTCCTGCGGCCTGACCGTGGACGCCATGGTCTGCGGCATCAACGCCCACAAGCTGTTCCGCGCCGACGCG